AAAGGTATTGAAAATCAAAAACGATATAGTCTAAGTGCAGATTTATACGCATGATGTACAGTCAAGATAGTTTCTCTTTTATATCAGAGAAAATGCCATCCAATTTATATCAGGAATTACTTTCTTACACACAGAGAAGAAGGAAGGAAGAGACTTGGAATTACAATGATAAACTTGCTGGTGCATTAGAACAACAATCAAGTCTATCTGATTGGAGTCAACAGTTTGAGGAATATGTTGTTAGATTATCTACACAGTTATGGTCACAGGTATATCAAACATGCCCGTGGGATTTTGAAGAAGTAAAAGATGTAACTCCCTTTATAAGACTAAGAAACCTGTGGGTAAACTATCAGAAACAATATGAATACAATCCTATACATACACACACTGGCATTGTAAGTTTTGTAATCTTTACAGATATACCATATGGTTCTGAAGAAAGAGAGTCACATAATAGTAATGGTGCATTTCAATTAGAAGCAGATGTATTACCAGTAGATAAAACTTGGAATGGTGTAATACTTATGTTTCCATCTACAACTAAGCATGCTGTGTATCCTTTTAAGTCTACACAAAAAGAAAGAGTAACAGTATCTGGTAATTTGATATGGAATGTGGAGGGTGTAGATGAAGAACATTATTAAAGACAACTGTATCAATCCTAACTATCAGAATCTTTTAGAGAGCACTATGAGATATGATACTGATTTTAGGTGGGTGTATCATGATAATCTCAGTGAAGATGGTGAGAGTCAGTTAGTAGGATTCTCTCATATGTTTATATTAAATGGTAATTCTACAAGTAAATACTCTGGATTGTTTCTTCCATTAGTATTTGAAGCATGTCATAACACAGGTATATCAATATCTAAAGTCATACGTGGCAGATGTTTTTTACAGACGCCAGGTGTGAGAACAAAAGAGTATGATTCTATGCATGTTGACCTACCAGATCCACATTTGGTATGTCTATACTATGCATCAGACAGTGATGGTGACACGTATTTTAGCGAAAGAATGTACGGAGAACCCCTTGCTGAATACCCTATAAATAGTACAGTATCTCCCGTAAAAGGTAGATGCGTTTTCTTTGATGGTCTGCGATATCATTCAAGTAGCGTACCCACAAAGAAACCTCGATTCGTAATAAACTTTAATTTTTTACCTTGATAACCATGGATCCAGCACAACTAAAAACTAACTTTGAAGAGCAAATAGGTAAGACTGATGCTCAGATAGTGGAGTTAGAAAAGCAATTAGAGAAAGCAAAAGAATATAAATTAAAACTTGTAGGAGGACTAGAAACTCTAGGTCTTTTAGAGCAAGGAGATGCACCAGCACCTGACGCAGCACCCGCAAACGTTGATCCTTCCTAAATAACTAGGAAGGGATTATAGTGGGTAATGGCATCTCCAAGTACAAGAGCAGAATTAATTACATATGCTAAGAGGCAATTAGGTGAACCTGTCTTGCAAGTTAATGTAGATGATGAGCAAGTAAACAATGTAATTGATGACACGTTTCAGTTCTTTCAAGAGAATTGTTACAATGGTATGGAGAGGTGTTATCTAGTACACGAGATAACTGCAGATGATAAAACTCGTCTTGCAGCAACTACTGATACAACTAAAGTAGATGCTGGTGTAACTACCACTTGGAAAGAAGCAACAAACTTTATACCTATACCAGCACATGTATCTGGTATTAGTAAGGTATTTGGAATGGTAGGTAACTCTATACGTTCCAACTTATTTGGTATTGAATATAGAATATTCTTAAATGATTTGTATGCCTTTGGATCTCTTGATATCTTAAACTACTATATGACCAAGCAATATCTAGAGACTCTAGATATGGTTTTAAACAATGGTTCATTCCAGCAGTTTAGATATACTCAGCGTCGTGATCGTTTGTATCTAGATATAGATAAAGACTTCTTACAAGAAGGACAGAATCTATTAATAGAGGCTCATCGTATGATTGATCCTAATGATGCAACAGAAATGTACAATGATATATTTGTAAAAAGATATGCTACTTCGTTGTTGAAAAAACAATGGGGTATGAATCTAATTAAATACAACAATGTACAACTACCTGGCGGTGTAACACTTAATGGTAGAGAGATCTACACAGACGCATTAGCAGAAATTGAGAAAATCGAAGGTGAAGTTCTCAGTAAGTATGCTATACCACCAATGGATATGATCGGATAAAATGCCTACAAGTCCCTACTTCCCAACTTATCACCAAGGTCACAGTGGCGAACAAACTCTGGTACAGAATCTTGTGGATGAACAAATCAAACTATTTGGTTCTGACATATACTATCTACCCAAAACAGTCTTAGCAGATAGCACATTGGATGAGGTCAGATATACTAAGTATCAAGATCAATTCCAAATTGAAATGCTACTTGTAAATGTAATGGGTTTTGGAGACAATGCAGAATTTATAAGTAAGTTTGGTTTGCGTATTACAGACGAGATAATCTTTCGTGTGTCTACAAATAGATGGGATGAGGAGGTAGCAGAACATAGCATGTCTTCTAAACTCACAGTTCCTAGCAGACCTAACGAAGGGGATTTATTATACTATCCTCTCACAGAAGATTTGTATGAAATTAAGTATGTCGGAAAGGAAGAACCATTCTTCCAGTTTGGTAAGATTCAATTTTATGCAATTACTGCAGAACTATACGAGGTTGGTTCAGACGATCTTGCTACAGGTGTTGCAGAGATAGATGCTATAGAAGAGTTGTTCGACAGTGCTATTGCTTTGTCTATGGGAGTTGGTGGTACAGGAGACTTTACTACTGGTGAAACTGTTACTGGTGGTACTACTTCTACAACTGCAGAAGTTAAGTCTTGGGATAGTTCTACAAGAATACTACAGGTAATCAATAGAACTGGAACATTTGCAGCAAACGAATCACTTACAGGTAATACCAGTGGTGCTGTATGGGTTGTATCAACCTTTGATACACTACAGGATACAAATAGTGAGTACGATGCAAATAGACAAATCGAAGATGCTGCTGACAATATAGTTGATTGGTCAGAAGGTAATCCATTCGGTGAGTTTGGTAATTTTACAGGTAGCATATAATGTTAGGTAATCACTTTTACAACCAGATAGTTCGTAAGAACATAATAGCATTTGGTACACTCTTCAATAATATTACAATGAAGAGCACAGATCCAAGCACTGGTGCTGTATTAGAAGAAATGAAAGTACCGTTGGCATACGGTCCTAAACAAAAATTTATTGTAAGACTAGAAGAAAACACTAGCAATAGAAAAGTAGCAATCACTCTACCAAGATTGTACTTTGAGATGACTAGCATTGACTACGATCCTACCCGTAAAACTTCCCCCATCCAGAAATATAAAACTATTATCAATGACAATGGTGGTGAGGTAAGAGTGCAGTATGTTCCTGTACCATACAATCTATCATTTGAACTTGGTGTAATTGCTAAGTCACAAGACGACGCTCTACAAATTACAGAACAAATTCTACCATATTTCCAACCATCATTCAGTGTCACTCTCAACATGATACCTGATATGAATGAGAAGAGAGACATTGCTGTAGTACTAAACAATGTATCATATGAAGATACATGGGATGATAGTTTCTATGAGCGTAGATATATTGTTTACACTCTCAACTTCCAGATGAAGACCTATCTATACGGTCCTTACAACACATCAGATGTTATCAAGAAAGCAATCATACATGAGACACTTGGTGATACAGCAGTCAATCGTAGAAGTATTACTAGAACATATACACCAAAAGCAAAAACTGATATCAATACTGATGGTGTAATTGATGCAGCGGATGATGCACTGGTTGATGCTGGTGATGATTTTGGATTTAACGAAGGGATTGAATTCTTATGAACCTAGAAGATAACATGGAAGAACTTCTTAACATGGATGTAGAACATGTTGAGAAACCTAACTTGCCAAAGGTAAAATCAAAAGAAGATGATCAACAAAAAGATTATGAATACACTCGTGGTGAATTGTATTCTTTGATTGACCAAGGTCAAGAAGCAGTGAAGGGTGCGTTAGAAGTAGCACAAGAGAGTGGTCATCCTAGAGCATATGAAGTTGCTGTAGCAGCAATGAAACATGTTGCTGACATGACAGAGAAATTACAAGACTTACATAAGAAAATGAAAGACCTTGATGAAGAACATGCAGGTCCTAAGAATGTTACTAACAATGCTATGTTCGTTGGTAGCACTACAGAGTTACAAAAAATGCTAAAGCAAATGGGCGGTGGCAAGAGATAGTCGCATAAATAGATCTGTATACCCTGACATGGTATTATGAACTACAAAGAATTTAAAAGACTCGCTGAGTCTGCCAGTGTGCAGGATAACGGAATTTTAGAAGGTGCAGCCTGGACAAAGAAGGCTGGCAAAAACAAAGAAGGTGGACTTAACGAAAAAGGAAGGAAGTCTTACGAGAGAGAAAATCCTGGATCTGACCTTAAAGCACCAAGCAAGAAGGTTGGAAATCCCCGTCGGACATCCTTTTGTGCTCGAATGAAAGGGATGAAAAAGAAATTAACTTCAAAGAAAACTGCCAGTGATCCTGATAGTAGGATCAACAAATCACTTAGAGCTTGGAATTGCTAACAAAGCGTAAAGCACGCTATCTTTTTGACTATAATTATAGTATAATGACTGTAGAATTATGCGTTTTAATAATGGCGACATCCATTGTCTAATACGAGCTTGTCTAATCGCTCAAGAACAGACAGGATCTGAGGACATATGGGATAGATATGCCGACTTGATAGAAAAACTTAGAGTTTATTCTGATCAAGTTTTATCCCCATCTGAATCATGAAAATAAAAACAAGATTTGAAACTTTCTCTGAGAGAGAAAGACAGTTGCTTTCAGAAGCAATTTGGAGGAGACAAAGAAGTTATATTGCTGGCGACAAACTGTTTAACGAGTATGGAAAAATGCTGTCAGAAGTCCTAGACAATATGGACTATATGCCTGGCAAGGTGGTATAAATACCTATTAATATTATGTTCAGTAAAGAATTAAAAGAAGCAACTAAGGAGTCTCATTCTGCAGCAGAAAATACAAAATTTGTTGCAGGATTTCTTAGAGGGGTTGTTGACCCAGAAGACTACCGTAAACTCATTGCCAACTTCTGGTATGTTTACAGTACTATGGAAAGACTAATCAGTGACGCTGATGATCCAATTGTACAAGTATTACAGGGATGGCAGTGGCAACTTGATCGTAGTCAATCATTAGAGAAAGATCTATTATATTATTATGGTCCTTATTGGAAAGAACAGATAGGTCCTTCACCAGCATGTGACACTTATTGTTTTAGACTTAGTGAATTAGCACAGCAAGATCCATATCTTTTGCTTGCTCATCATTATACTAGATACATAGGTGATCTATCAGGTGGACAAATTCTATGTAAAATAGCAAAGAATGCACTCAATCCTCCTGCTGGCGAAGGTTTAAACTTCTACGAATTTCCTAAAATTGCTGACGCAAAGGAATGGAAAAGAAACTACAGGGCAATACTTGATGTATTAGATCTAGATCAATCACAAAAGAATGCCATATTTGCTGAGGCAAACTATGCATTTAGATTGAACATGTATATGTTTGATGAGATCAAATCTGAAGATCCATACCCCGCAATGACAGCACTTAGAGGTTTCTGGAAAGTAATTACTGGTTCAATTACTAACAGATAAAATGAAAGACTTACCTATCACATCTACCTGTATAACCTTCGCTTTAATAATAGGAACAGCAGTGTTCCTCATACCAGCAGCATGGGCACATCCGATATTAGTCTAAATGTTTAATACTTTATTATTTGGAGTTGGAATATCACAGTTCCATCTCAATGATATTGATAACAAAAATTTATGCAAATATAAAGATCAAAGGTATTTGGATATTTCTGATCCGTCCTTATCAGAATTGAATTGTCGCATTTTAAAAGAGAGCAAACATATCTTAGACTCAACCTGTAAAGGTAAACAGTTGAAGATAAAAAAAATTTGGTATAACTATAATATCAATAAAGATATAGAAGAACCACACAATCATAGAAACAGTTTTTTATCTGCTGTTTACTATCCACTATCTACTGATGGAGTCTTACAATTTTTTTCTCCATTCTCTGATTATTTCTTATCACAAGTTCCCATTGAAGATGTACATGATATGAATTGTTATAATTCTAGTTTCTATGAGTTACCAGTTAGATCTGGAGATTTAGTAATATTTAATTCGATGCTCTATCATAGAGCAAAACTATCCGTAGACGAACGGATATCTATAGCATATGATATTGACATTAAATCATGGTAGTCTGGGGTGTTATATGGATGGTTTTTATACTGGTAATAATAGTGTCTTGGTATATCTACTATATACTAAAGATGTCATTTATGGAGATGAACGATGGGAGCGATGACACCACCAAGTAGGAAGTCCTGCTATAATTTTAGAGTAACGGAGATTAACCGTGTTGTTGACGGCGATACTATTGATGTCACCATTGATCTTGGGTTTGACTTATACAAGAAAGAAAGAGTTAGAGTTGCAGGAGTTGATACGCCAGAGAAAAGGACAAGAGATCCAGAGGAGAAGG